CTATCGCAACACGGATTTATATCATCAACATCTTGACCATTAATGGTCCAAGCTACTGGTTGATATGAATCAGGTTCAATATTTTCTTGTAGAATTTGTTCATGTGGACAAGAATAAGCCCATTCCAATGACAAATCCTTCTTTCGACCAAGTTTCGACCAAACTTTGTCTAACATACCGGCACCTTTAATGCCCTCAATTTCTGATAAAACAGAGTTGTAAAACTCATCACTTAACAGTTCAGTGTAGTCACTATTGATGTCGGTAGGTACAAGAAAATTTTCAAATTTTTCATTGCGTTGCTTCTTTTCGCTTAAGGCATTTGCATAACGTCCATCTTGCATAGTATAATAATTGCGTGCTTTCTTCAAAACTTCTACTCTAAATTCTTCATAATTCATTACGTTACCAATGGCTTTTGGAGGCTCGATGACAGCATCCATTTCTAAAATTTGCAAATGTCTTCTTAATTTAAAATTTTCATTTGGATTAGCAGCTATACATTCAGAACAAGCGAATCTGAACACTTCATGACTTTGACAAGAATTAAAAACGGCCCAATTGGCCTTTACACTATACATGACATTTCTTCTTTCCCAAACAATATGTTTATTAGCAATTCCACTATGCTTAGGGTGAGAAAAATTTGAAGCACAAACAATTAATTTACAAACGGACTGAGCGCCCTTATCTTCAAATGGTTTAGGAACCTCCCAGGGAGCTTCCCCTTTTAAATTACACAAAAGCGAACAATCACTTTCAGCAGCATCAACAGGACACATGCGAGCAAAATCATCAAACAAAACACATTTTTCATCAACATAACCAGACCACCATTTATCTGATTCCGGAACGACATAGATTTTAGAATTACAATCAGATGCGCAAAGACCATTTTCTTCCATGATTTCTTCTGCTAAATGAGTAAGCATTTCAGACTTTCCAATCTGAGACTGCTTACCATAGATGTATATACAAAAGGGATCATATTTTACTTTTGGCAAATGAGCAATTGGAGCAATTTTATCTCGTAGACGTTTTAATGAAGCTAAAGTTTGAGAAACTAAAATTGGAATTGATTTTCTTTCTTTACGAGTGACGTGAAGCAAAATGCTTTCACCTTGACGAATTAATTTAAAAATTAAAGTTGTTGATCTTCGACATGATTTGATTTTAGTGTAATTTAATGTATCAGTTAATGTATTTGAGCGTGCAATCCATTTTGTTATATAATCTTCGGTTAAATATTTATGCAAAATTGAATCCGGGAAAAATTTCAAAGTGACCCAATTGACAACTTTCTTAAGGAAAGTAAAAATGGCTTTAATAAAAACTAAAATTCTTGAATGAATTGAACCACCAGTAACAAATGCATTAGTGATTTTATCTGTGAAAGTTAAATTGACTTTATCATTACCTTTATCGAAATAAGCAGCAGCGCCAGCAACAAGTGTTGCTGACATTTCACTGAGGACATTTATGTCATCCTCAACGGCACCAGCGGGTGAAATTTGGTGAACAATTTTATCCCAAACGCCAGACAACATACTTTGAAATTTAGCCATGAATTCTAATTTAATGATTTTAAATGACAACAAAATTTGAAAAACTGAAATTGAAAAAGTTTTAAAACATGGGTTTACAATGACATGAGCAATTTGACTCACTAGTGTACCGATTAGCACACACTGTGAATCACCATCATTCAATGAATTAATAAAATCCTTAAGGGTTAATGATAAATCATCGACGTTGCCCATTGTTTCAATTATTTTATCTTCTACATTTAATTTAAAGCCTATATTGACTGCAGGGTTTATCATTCCTGCTGGCGTGACATCGGCTCTTGAACGACTATTATAAAATGGTAATGCTGGTGGAATGGGGGTGATTGGAGTTCTTAATGGGAAACCATTAAATCCATAAAAATGAGCATCATCACCTAAAGCTCTTGAAACATTAATTGACAAATTTGATTGATTTCCTTGATAAAAAAGACCAACTGTACCTAAACCTTGAGAAACACTAACTAAATATTCAGGTGAATCGTAACTCGCGGTTAAAACACAGTTAGTTGGCAAATACATAGGAACTTCAATAGTAGTTACGTTATTTTGTTGAAGAGA